ACTACGAGACCAGAGACGACTGACGATGCAAAGCTGTTGAAGGTGTTAACATCGATAGAGTCTCCATCAGTGTTAGCTCCGAAGCTCAGTACTGCATTGCTGCTATCAACTGCGAAGTTGAGAGAGGAGTTCCAGGTACCGTTAGATGTAAGGTCGTACGAAGTCTCAAAAGCATTCGCAGTGAATACCTGAGAAACCTTGAGCGAGTTGCCCAGCTCACCAGGCCACTTAGCGATGTAGTGGACATCAGAGTCAAAATCTGCATCTTCAGACTTAGCATTGAAGTTGTCAACCGAAGTAACATTGTTTATGGTAAGGTTAGCAACTGATGCGCTGTTAACGATAGCACTGAATGCACTCTCTGGGTTGATGAACTGCAGAGTGGAAAGCGACTGAGATGAAACTGCCTGACTTGCGCTGCTTAGAGCGAAGTGAGTTGCATTGGTTACGGTTATAGTGGAACCGAGGCTGATCGCACCAAGGCTATCTGATACAAGTATCATGCCGTTAGTGAGAGCTGCAGTCGATGCTACTACGACGGATGTGTTTCCTGCGACAACGTTAGCTGTGACGATTGGAGAACTACCGGTTGTGTTTGCTGCGCGAGATACTTCCATAGCATTTGCATACGAGAGGAAGCTTGCACCAGTGAACCAAGTTTCTGCGTTGAAGTTGGTTGGCTTACCGAACCATCTTTCGAAGGTTGGTTCGCTGTCTACCAAAACACGAGTGTTCACTGGACCCCAACGGAATACACCGGCAAGAGCTGCAATGGATGTTGCGACACCAGGAACTACAGTAGTTAGATCAATCTCACTTATATTGATGCCTGGGCTTTGCTGAAAGACCATTCATTAAACTCCTTTAAATATTATGCTGTATCTAGTTAGAGGTATTTATAAAAACTCTAAACTAATCAGATGTCCAATAGTCGATGCCGTCTGAGGTTCCGAGGGTTCCACGACCGTCATCTATGTGCCCAAATGGAACCATCATGTCGTCCATGTCCTCAGTTCCGATACGGTAGATGCTGCGAACTAGATCAGTGTTGGTTAGTTCCTTAAAGTATGGCTGAGTTGTCAACCACGCGAACAGGACACCACACATAACAAGGTCATCGTGACCGTTCTCAGCTTCGTAGCTTCCCTTACCGTTGTAGACGAACTTAGACATTTCTTCTAGTAGATTGTGATCGTTGATGAGCAGGGAATCCGACTCAACCATGCTCTTGAATGTGGAGCAACCAAGCCTCTTAACAGTTTTTGTAGTCCTAACACCTGTCTGTGATTGGATACCAAAACCTGATGTAGCTTCGTACCTAGCTTTCTTAGAAGCAGTTGATATAAGGCCATCGTACTCTAAGTCCTCTTTGAGGATGTCAACAATCTGTTGACCGAGGTCGTTCGTCTCCACTAGGATGTAGCAGCTATTGAAGTAGACTGCAGCTTCCATTATGTACTTCGGAAAGACTATGGTGTGGACGTTATTGTTCCTAAATGTACAGACAACTTTAAATGGAACCGTGGATGTATCGAAGACTATAAACGCTGAGTAGTCTAGACCAGTTCCTCGAGCGGTATCAACAACCATGACGTACGTGTGTTCACGATCCACATGCTCGTAGAAAGAAAATCCATCTCTGGTCTCGTGTATAGCGGGAATGGTTGGTATCTGCGCAATCTTACGACCATCGATCAGAGTCATGGATGAACCGAGGAACTCGCACTCGAACTCCTGTTGGAACTGACGCTCAGAGGTGTTCATTATAGTCTCAATGCGCCACTCATCAGTTCTTCCAGGAACGTCAGACCAGTGAACGTCGACCCTCTTGAACGAGTTCTTCTTGTTCTCAGAATCCTTCCAGAACTTGTGGAACATGTTCATTCCGTTCGGAGTGGATGTGATCATGAGCTTGGATGTAGCACCGGAAGTAATCGTAGGATAGATCGAGGTGTAGAACTCTTCAGCAACTGCGCTTGGAACGAAGGCAAACTCGTCTAGGTAGACTAGGTTGAATGTATCACCTCGACCAGCTGATCCACCAGTTGCCGATGAAACAATCTTAGCACCGTTCTCGAGTTCTAGATCAGTCTTGTTCCAGACCACGACTCCCTGCTGCATCCACTTAGGTATGAGCCTGTAAGCAGCCTTCAGACGAGACACGATTTCCTGCGCCATCTTGTGCTTGTTAGCTAGGATAGCAATCTTATAGTCCTCGTTGAAGAGTATGCACCAAAGAAGGTAAGACACCGCGCAAGTCGTCTTACCAACCTGTCGAGGCATCTTAGCTATGGAGAAGCGGCTCTCATGGAAGTTTACGATCATGCGCTCCTGGAAATCCCAAACTGGGAACGGAATAACACCTCTGTCGATCGTTAGAATCTTAACATAGTTCTTTATGAAGTACATAGGATCTTGTATGCACTTCATGTACTCTTGAAACTGCTCTGCAGTAAGCTGTATATCTACGCCGGGCTTCTTAATGTCCGGATCAGATGATAAGCTATCGTTGTCGCGTGTTGCCATTATCTATCTTCTATCTTCTTTTTATTCTGCTCTATGATGATCTCCTTGACATTGGTGTGGACACCGTTGTCTCTTAGGAGCTTCTGCAGTTCGGCAGTTGATCCAACGAACACGTTGTTGTTCGTTATGTCTCCAACCTTTGCAGGTGTTTCAGCTTCAACCTTCTTAAGCTCTTTGCTCTTCTTAGCTAGGTCTAATAGATCCTTGTTAGAAGCAACGATCGTGTTGACCAGGCCTCCTAGAACTTCGTATGCCCTAGGGTGCTGGGCAACTTGAGCGAGGTCAATCATGCTGTCAAGAGCATCCTGCGCTTTAAGTATCGTGTTCATTATGTTCTCACGGGCGAACTCGTAGTCAGCATCGACGTACTCATCAAACTTACTCACTGCGCCTGCCTGAGGCAGCATCGATGGAGCTATCTCATTGCTTGGCCTGTCATCATCCACTCCAAAAGCTTTGGACAGTGGATCTTCCTTATCACTCATTATTCATCTTCCATTGTTGTTATGTAGCCAAAATCGTCTTCCCAGCTTATCTCTGAATAGTCGACACTTTCAGACAACTGATCTGTTGGCTCTCCGTTCGCCGTCAATCCCGGCTGCACCGTCACAACTGGACCCAACCCGCTGATGAAGCCGGCGACCTGACCCTTTGCAACCTTGATTATCTTGCTCTTAGTGACTGGACCAAACAAGGGTGCCTTCATCTCGAATGTGAGCACGTGTCGTATCTCTCGCTTGTCGACGTAGGAACCCTCCCAAGTATCTGACATCACGTGATCTTTAAGGACTACAGGTACATCCCTAGTTATGATAGGTTCGTCCATGATCTTAACAGTTACTGTCCAGTCAGGTGTGAAGAACGGAACTATCTGCTCGATGATCTTAGTAGCATCTTCCATGAACTTAGTCGATATGTTGAGTTCGAATGTGAAGACGTAGGGAACTGGAGTGTATGCCCATGCTGCTAGGTTCTTATTAGTTGTGCGTCCAACTTCTTTCCTAGAAGGTTGCAGGTGATTTTCTGCGTCGTACCTCATACCCTTTAGCTCGAACGACATGAACGGAACAGACGATGAGAACTTCTTATCGAAGTCTGGATTGCTCTCAACTCTCGACATAGCCTTGTCTCTAGGACCATACACGATTGGAACTCTTAGGGTAGAAGTTACATCGCCGTTCGAATCTACACGATCTATGTGCACCTGGTTGAACAGGGTTCCGAAGACGATAACGTACCTTCTGATCGTTCCGTGAAAAAATTTGTACCCGAACATGATAAATTCCTTTGAATAGAAACAATATTTATAAAACAGCTGATTTTTGTGCAGCAAACTTGTTGACAAAAGCCCAGATGTATGATATTTTTAAAGAGTACCTTCGAGGAACAGGGATATCCAGTATTCAACAACTGGATAACTCTACTGGATACCAGCATACAAAGAGATAAGGTAACCCGAAGGGTAATGCATGCTAGCATGCATTAGATATGGATATAGTACAAGGCCGGCGTTAGTACTCTTCATTGTCAGCAAATGGATCGAGTTCTGAGAAATCTATCACCTTGAGTCCCTCTACCTGGTAGTAGTCATTGTCACCAGTTAGAACTGAATCCAGTCCAGTGAAGTCTTCAAGGACTACAGGTAGGTCGTTCTCCTCATCGTTAACTATACCCGAATCGACGACATCAGTGCTGTACCCATCGACTATGCTGTCGATGAAGTCGTACCCAGTGTTG